GATGATGAAAAAGTTTTGTGGAAAACTAACCCAGCAATGGCAGTAGAAGCTGAGATAAAAGCATTACAAAGTACTTTTAAAGATATAACTAAAAAAATAAACGACGAGTTTACAAGATACAGTCAATCCCAAAGAAAATTAGGGTCATATCAATCAGCCGCTTTGTCTGAAGAACAAATGATGCAAGCTTTGGGTCAACAAATAAGATCTACCTATACTACCTTTGGAGGACAAGCAGAAGATTCCTATATAGGAAATCAATACATGTCTCCTGTGGATAAAAATATTGATTTAGAAAACTTTAATATTCAAGACTACATTAGCGGTCTTCCAAAACTAAGGACAATACAATGAGCTTTCAAAACAATTTCAAACTAAGATTAAACACGAATATTTCAACCCTGTCTTCTTCAGACATTAGGTTAATTTTAAAAAATTTATACGAAGAATTAGAAACACTTAAGATAGAGGTGGCTAAGTTTAAAACACAAACGGATAAACAAGAAAATGAAACAAGAAATATATCCCAGGATAGACCCAAAGTTGGTAGAACTTCTGGAAAAGATGTACCCACCACTTGATTATGATCCTGAGTTAACATCAGAGCAATGGACACGTAAGTGTTCTTTTAGGGCTGGTCAAATAGAGTTAGTAAATAAATTAAAAACAATATGTAATAAACAACAAGAATCTGGAGGCACTTATGGGTGGTAGTCCGTCAATATCTGGAGGTATGACTCTTTCAGAACAACAACAACTATTAAGAGAAGAAAGAGAATTTCAAGCACAACAAGAAGCCCAACGAAGGGCTGATGCTGAAGCTGCGGAAGCTAGGCGAGTAGCTAGAGAAGCAGCAGAACGTGCTAGAATTAAACAAGAAGAAGAAACACAAATTCAAGTAGCAACACAAGCAGAACAAGAAGCCATTGCAGAAGCAAACGCGCAAGCTGAAGCTGGTCAACAACAGGGTATGGCTGGTTCAAATATGTCTAACTTAGATTTCTTTTCTTCTTTATATACAGGTATGAGTACACCAGGTACATAATATGAAAAACTCCTTAGCAGATAGATTTTCTAGATTACATTCCAATAGAAACTCAAAGCTGGTTAGATCCAGATATTGTGCAGCTTTAACCATTCCATCCTTACTGCCTCCAGAGGGTTGGACAGAACAACAAATGTTGCCTCAACCATTTTCTTCTGTTGGTTCAAGGGGTGTTACCTCCTTAGCTAGTAGAATGTTATCTGCTATGATGCCAGTAAATGACACGCCGTTCTTTAAGTTTAATCTTAAGTCTGGTGTAGATCCTTCTGTTGAGATTAAATCATATTTAGAAACTTTGTGTTATCAGGTATATAGAAAGCTATCCTCTACCAACCTAAGAGAAGTTGTGTATCAAGCTATTCAATCATTGATTGTTGTTGGAGATTCTGTGATACACTTAGAGGATGATTACAAATTTAGATCGACACGCTTAGATTACTATGTAGTTCAAAGAGCTGTTGATGGGTCTGTTCAAGAAATTATTTATGTTGAATATGATTTAAAAGATGAAGATGCTGTTTCATATCAAATGTTTGGTGTGGAAAAAGAAGGATATGAAAAACAATTCTGTCAACTTATGTTGAATAAAAAAGGTGGATGGGATTACAGGAAAGAAAACGCAGATGGTGAGTTATTAGCCGAGGGTGTATACGAAATATGTCCTTTATCCATTCTACGGTGGTATGGTGTAGCTGGTGAAAACTATGGAAGATCTCATTGTGAGGATACTTTGGGCGATCTCCAATCACTAGACTCATATACCAAAGCAATGCTTGATGGTATGGCTGCTTCTACGGCATTCTGGATGTGCTTAGATCCTAGCGGCATCACCGAGATTGATGACGTAGCCAGTCAATCCAATGGCTCTTGGGTCCCTGCTAGAAAAGAGGATGTGTTCGTGTTGTCCCCCAGTCAAACAATGAACACTCAGATTTCAGCAGCACAAACAGCAGTAGAAGTTATGCGTCGTGAGATTGGTCAGGCTTTCCTGATGTCCGCTAGTGCCATTCCCAGCGGAGACAGAGTTACTGCGACTGCTGTTAGAATGATTGGTTCAGAATTAGAAACAATTCTTGGTGGTGCATTTTCCGCCATAGCCAGAGATTTACTTGAACCCATAATTAGGAGAACGGTTTTCTTAATGATTGAAGATGGTTCTTTAGATAAAAGAATGTACGACCAGTTCTTTAACAAAGACGGCACATTAAACATCGAAGTTGTCACTGGTTTACAAGCTTTATCTAGAGATACAGACTTACAGAAACTAATGCAAATGGGAGAAATGGTTCGCAACCTTCCTGAGTCTGCTCTTAGTTCCTTTAAGTGGTCTGAATATGCTAAAGCATTGATATCTTCCTTAGGGTTTGATTCAAGAAATTGGGTTATCTCTGAAGAAGAACAACAACAAATGATGCAACAACGACAAGCTCAAGAACAAATGATGCAACAGCAACAACTTACACAACAGGTATTGGCTAAAGCTGGTACTGCTGCCGCAATACAAGATGTAGAACAAACAGGCGGTCAAGGTGTTGCTAATGTATTACAAAACTCTGGCGTTGATATGTCAGCATTCCAAGGACAGCAAGCTCCAGTACAACCATAATACAACAACCAGATTGACTGGTAAATATACACAAGCCAAGGTCAATCCTAAGGCTATTAGCAAAACAAAGAAAGGTTAAGAATGACAGATAGCGAAGAGACTCCAGAATTTGAATATCAAGCAGAACAACCTGAATCTCAGGCTCAAATTGATCTTAAGAATTCGGAACAATCCCTAGTTTCTACTGAGCAAGATGTACAAAGTGCTAAAGAAAGACTTGCATTTGAAGCTTATGTTAAAAACAATGGTGACAAGATTCCCGAAAACTTTAAAGATGCAGGTGCTTGGTTCGATAGTTTGAAAAATGCACAACGGGAATATACCAAGTCACGACAAGAGTTGGCTGCGTTAAAAACCCAATATGCTGAACAAGGTTCTGTAAATAAACAATACAAAGAACCAACTCCAGAACCACCGAAAGTTGTTGAAGATACAACTAAGCCTATTCCAGAAGTTCTCAGGATTCCAAAACAGGAAACACCCCCTGAGGCACCTCCCCAAGTCTCCCCCTCCGTTAGCGAGGCTGATTGGAAAAGCTGGACTGTTGAGTATGCAACTCAGGGTACACTTAGCGATGCAACCCAAGCTACAATCAGAGAAAAAACTAAGTTGCCTGAATATGTTATTAACGAGTACATGACAGGTCAAAAAGCTAAACTTGAAATGGCTTACAGTAAAGCAGCAGATGTTATTGGTGGTAGGGAACAATTGAATAAGCTGTTTACATGGGCTAGTAAGAATCTTACTCAGCCAGAACAAGACAGTATGAATGCTTCTTTAGCTAGTCCTAATTGGGAAATTGCTTTGATGGGTCTTAACAGCATGTATGATAAGAAGAATCCAAACCTAAAGCAATCAGAACCAGCTAAAACACCAACAAGTTCAAAACCCTCTATAGCTAATACTCAAATTCCCGATATGCCCTATAGGACAAAAAGGGAATTCTCAAGTGAAAGAAACAATCCAAGGTTTGCAACAGATGCTAAGTATAGAGCAGCCGTTGAAAAACGAATGATGCAAACTGACTTTAATAAACTACAACCATAAGTTTTCAATTTAAGACTGAGAAAACTTATTATGATTTTATACCCAGCAAAAAACCCCACCTAGGTGCAATGGTTATTCTTGGTATGTAAATCGACATAGACATCAACTCTGAAAAGAACTACTGATTCTGTGTAATCTTTAATTGTCTTTTCTAGTTAACAAAAAATTTTAGGAGATTTTAAAATGCCAGGAACTAATTTAACAGATACTGAATTAGTAATGCGTTCAGATGTAACTGCTGGACCATCAGGTGGTGCAGCAGGAGCTAACAAGCTTTGGCTACCCCTTTGGTCAGGCGAAGTAATTAATGCGTATGATGAGTACAATATGTTTGAAAACCTGATTACCCACAAATCACTTAGTGGTGGGTTTTCTTATGAATTCCCAGTAACAGGTACCGTTTCTTTACAGCCCTCTTGGGATGCTGGTAAAGAGCTTGTTGGTGGTGATTCTAGCAGCACAACCTTCAAGATTAATCTTGACAAGCGACCTATGGCAGCACACTTTGAAACTGATAATGTAGATTTATTGGTTACTCAGTGGGACTACCGTAGCGAGCTTGCAAGACAAGCTGGTTTAAC